CACTTAAGCTATAAACGTTGTCCATACTACTGTCATTGCTATTAAATTCTTTCCAACTGTTTTCATTGGTCTTTCTACCAGCAATGCGATTCTCTAATACTGCTTTGAAACTACTAGCATTTAATGTTACTGTATAATTATCATCTTGGTCTTGACGTTCTTCTGTAATATTGTAACTAGTTACAATACCCGTGAATCTATGCGCTGAACTAGTCAATACATAATTATTTGCAACGTTGCCATCACCACCATAAAAGCCACGTGTTATTTCTACTTTAGATCCACGTATTTTGCCATTAGTATCTAATACAGCATATATGTTATTTCCATCGATGCCACTTAAACTGATACTGGTGTCAGCACTTGTTGCACGGATATCACGCTGTTGAACGCCAACTGCTAACAGACCTCCGAGTGGAGTATAAGTTGTGCCGTCAATAGTTTGATATTGATAAGCACTGCTAAAAGTGTATACTGACGTATTTGCTACGTTAGCGTATTCATTGTATATTGTTAACTTAACAAACTCTGCACTATTTACATAGGCTTTGTTATTTGCTACTGCTGGTATTGTTTCCATTATGCTGTTCCTACAAATTCGTATAGTTGAAAGGAGTCACTAAACTCAATCAATGCATTTCCAACGACTGTATTATTACTTAATTGATATCCACCAGGTGTTAATTTATACGTTGGCATATTAGGACAAAACATATTGAATTGACAGGCATTGCCAACAATAATTCCATTAGTAGCTACTGCCGCAGTAATAATATTTGGTCTGTTAGTTGTTACAGTAACAGTTGATATACTACCTCGCAAAACTTGTGTAGTGCTTGTGAATGGATAAGGATTTACATTGGTTGCACCAATCTGAATTAAATCATTAGGTTCAAACAAAACAGTTCCTGAACTCACGCTAGGTAGATTACCCAATACCAATTGGTCGCCAACAAAGCTAGTTACAGTGATAGCAGATATTTGACCACTAGTCATTGCCCCACGATATCTAAAGATCCAACTTAGCTGAGGTAGATTGCTGAAAGTAATTACTTCAGGTGTAATTCTATCCAGTGTGTCTAATGCTTCCATCAAATCTCTAGCTTCATTATATCTAAATCGATTAGGTATATCCAATGTAAATTTCCAGGGATTTTTCGTAGGAGTACCTGATACTCTAGGTATTTCATTTCTTGTATACTGAATGCCAACGACCTTACGTCTATCGATTTCTAATCCATTACAGTAATTTAATATAGTTTGTAAACCAGCCATTTCTTATTCCTTATCTTGCGTATGACATTTCTTTTCTTGCCATCTCTACTGTACCAAATAATGTTTTACGATTTTCAGCAAATAGTTGTGCTACACTCTTAGCGTCCATAGCTGTTACATTGTTTGTAATATATGTATTATTTCCACCAGTTGCAGGTGTTGCACCATTTGGAATAATAGTTCCCTGTGTTTTAGGTATAAACAATTCAGGTCCTTTTTCACCAACGATACTAGGTTTATTTACAGGGGGATTGCCACCATTAGCAAAACCAAATAAACTAGCAATACCGCTAAAGATGCCACCGAAGCCGCCGCCACCACCACTAAAGATTTTAGCCGCCGCGGCTTTCAATTCAATCTTAGCTAAGTCAGCTATAATGCTTCTCGCTAGTCCACCGAAGCTTAATTTACCAGTATTAACAAAATTATCAATTGCGCTGTTCATATTACTTGTTACACTACTGAATACATCACTTGCTTGAGTCGCGGCATTGCTTGCATTTTCTATGTAAGAATCATAAGCTTCTTTCCAACCCTGCGAAAAAGTTCTACTTTGTTCTATATTTGCCATTTGCGCTTCTGCTATTTTACCATAACTTTGTGCGATTTTTTCTAATCCATCAGCTAGTTCTTTTGTTTGCGCTACGCTCAGATCCATACCTTCAAAACCTGCCGCAAAAGCTAAACTAGCTTCACGTGCGGCTTTACGTGCATCTTCTTGTATTTGTGCAAATTGTTTTTCTAATGGACTGCGCTTCATTTGTGCGCCTTCAAATTCAACATCTTTTAATTTGTCGTAAGCTGAACGTATCTGGTCACCTAGTGTAGACTGACGTTCCATTTGTTTAGTGATTTGCTCCATTAGCATTTCACGTTGTTTTTCATTATAGTTTGCCATTTGCTGTTTTGTTATAACAGCATCTAAACCTTGACGTTGAGTTTCGTATAATTTACTTGCACTAGCAATTTGTTCATTAATAACAGGTATTAAATATTCTTCATCTTTAGTTAATGTTTGTTTTTTCTTAACCAACTGTTCAATAATATCAGCATACGATTTAGTTAAATCTGCCTGAGCAAGTATGCGAGACTTTTCATCTTCGCCATATCCAGCAATTTCTGCTTCTAAACCTATTCGATATTGAAGTTGTTGCTGTTGCTTTACAAACTCAGCAGATATTTCTTTAACACCACGAATAGCATTCTCTTGTGCTTTTGTGTCTACATCACGTTCTGGTTTTTTCGCTGGATATAATCTACCTAGCTTTGCTGTCTCTGCTAAATCTGCATCTTTAACAGCTTGTGCCATTTTTTCTGTTTCAATACGTGCTTGCTTTGCTTTGTCAATTAATGCAGGTACGCCAAATAAATCTGCTAGTTTATCACCAGCGAATGCGCCAGCAACGCCTCCTAGTATAGTACCTATAGGTCCAAACGCAGATCCAAATGCCGCGCCTACAGTACCGCCTGCGAGTAAGCCAACCATTGATCCAATGCCTTCTACTATACGTGCCAATGCATTACTAGCAACAGCGCCAAAGTCATCAAACAATTGTGATGCCGCATATATTGCAGTACCAAATACAGCCAAAATTGCTACAGCACCACGTATAGCTACCATTAAACCACTGGTGGCGGCAAATATACCGGACATTGCTCCTTTTCCAGTTTTTGCTATAAATCCAAATTCTTTTCCAATAACAGTTAATCCGCGACCTATTTGACCTAGTACTTTAACAACAGACAATCCAAAACTTAGTGCAAAGGCAGCTGCCATTACCGCGCCTAAAACTTTTATTGCATTAACTAGTCCTTCTGCTTTGATTCCACTTTCTTCCATTGCGGTATTAAATGAATTAACCTTTTTAATGATAGGTTCAAACGCCATCAATAATGCTAACTGTACATTGCCACTAGCTCTTTCTAAATTGTCATTAAGGTCTGCGGCTCTTTTAATTGATGCGGCATATCTGTCGCCCTCACCTGCAGTCATTCTTAATTTATTAGCTAATTCACCTGGATCAACAGTTTTGAAACTCTTGCCAAACTTTTCCATCATCAATGAAGCTCTACGACCTGCATCATCAATTTGGCTAATGCCTTCTAATGTCTTAATCATTAGGTCTCGTTCACCTAATTTTCGTAAATCATCTAGTGATACGCCTGCATCTTTAAACGCCTGCTGTGCTTTTATAGAACCTTGCGCGGCATCGTCTATGCTACGTACAAATTGATTTATAGCGGCAGGCATTTGATCGATTTGACCACCACTACTAGCTAGTGCATTTTTCAATTCTACCAAACTGCCCACAGCTATGCCGGTTGCATTGCTTAAATCTTGAAGGCCGTCTGCCATTCGAATAGCACTAGCACCTAACGTAGCTAATCCTAAACCAAGCAGTGCTGTTCTTAATCCACCAAAACTCTTTGCAACTTTATCTATTCTGGTATTTAAACTATCTAGTGATCGAATCGCAGGGTTAACGTTAACGTCAACTGTATAACTTAAATCTGCCATTATCTTTTACCTCTCATAATTTGTGCCACACGTTTCTTAATAAAATCTTCTGTTGGTTTAGTCATACCATCGGGTGCTTGCTTACTAAAGCCCTCGTCAAGTTTTTTAGCGTAATTATAACCAGCAATAATCTTATTACCATTCAATTTTGTTTTTCTTCTGGCGTTACCACTACGTATAGGGGTGTCTTTTACGAATTCAACAAATGCTTCTTTTGGAACGTTCTCCAATTTATTCACAATGCCATCTAAACTTTTTGATATCTTATTGTATGCTAACTTTACAGACATTACTGATCCTTATTCTTATTAAACATAGCTAGTAAATCGTCAGTGGAATATTCAGGAAGTGGGTCTACACCATTGTTCATCGATTTCTTATGATGATAATTTTCAAAGGTCATTGCCGCATCCATAATATACAAATCAAACGTATTACTTCTATGTAAGACTTCACTAGGTAGCATACCATAACGCTTACCTAGTCCATCTATAGTCAGTATGAGAGCCATCTTTTCAGACTTAGGATCAATACTGTCTTGAGTTACTTTCCCAGTAGCTCAGTCACCTTACCAATAGCCTTCATTAAAACGTGTGTAGGTAGCATATCATCATCTTTGAGGATTTCTTTACCTTTTTCATCTAATATCAATGTGCGTACAATGCCAATTAATCCAATAACGTTATTGTGATCCGCACTTGCTAACTTCATAAACGTGTCCATAGGTTGACGATCCCAAGTCCAGAATTCGATTGGTTCACCGAATTCTTTGATGGTATCTTCATCATCGATATGAATGTCTATTAGTTGGGGTTTTGCTGTAAGCTGTGAGAGTTTCATTTGTTATATCCTTTAAATTATTGTAATGTATTTATTCGTTTTCATTTAGTTGTTCTAATAGTTGATTTAGAAGTGCTAATCTGAATGCTTGTTTTGCTTTTAGCTGTTTGATTGTTGCCATCATATTGTCTAACATAGGCATCATCTTTGCTTCATCTGCAATAAGACTACGCAATTTTTCTTCATTTGTTTTATACCATACTTGTTCTTGTTGTGTCATTTGTTTGCTTTCAATAAAAAAGGGGATACCTTTTGAGCATCCCCATTCTTTTATCTCATATGAGATTAAGGGTTAGCCGCCGCAACCATTGAACCATTAACAGCTAGGGTCATTGGTGTCACCCATACAGGTGCATCAGGACTTACTGTTGGTGCTAATGAACTGATGTAGCCTTGACCAGCGTAGTAGTAAGCATTTGCTGTTGCATTGCCACCATTCATAACTAGTTTAAACTGCACTTGAACTTTGTTATTTGATAATCCTGCAACGCCATATTCAGTGGCAGTGGCAGGAGATACTGGATCTGTACCGAAGTACACAGTACCATCAATAACCATATTCACAGAAATTTCATTATCTGCTGGTGTCGTTAGTTTTTGCATATCACCAGAACAGAAATCAATGTATGAATAGATACCTGTACTGTTAGTGATAGTAACGTCTTGTAAGCAAGTTACACTTAATGTATTTGCTATGTTACCCCAGTTAGCACTGTTGCTAATGAGGTCTGTACTTACCAATAGTGTTGGTTGAGTACCTGTTGTGTTTACCGTAATTCTTGCCATTATAGTCTCCTTGTATGTTGGCGTTATGTATTAAATTCCATTCGTAGCATTCTGAATGTCCAGGTATGCTTCTCTGCTTGTGTTGGTCCATACGTTCGAACCTGTTCAAAATCTCTTTCAAAGTATCCATCCATTAATTGAACGCCATCATCTTTGACAGCAGTAACTAAGTTTGCAATGATACTGTTAACAGCAACATTGTATGGATCGTCTTGATAAGAAATATATGTTATATTAAATTCATCGTATGCGTGATATATTGCACC